GAATTAACAAATTAGCAGATGATCCACTATTAGTCAATATACCAAATTTTTTACCTAATTCTCTAGGAAACCGTGATTCAAAATGTGTTCCTGATTTTCCGAGACCTAACCATCCATCCAGAATAGATTTAATTGCTGCAACATATTCTTTATCGTCAAATACTGGACCGGCATAATTAACCTGATTTCCAGTTTTCCATGAATTTTTTGAATTTTTTTCTGCAACATATTCTTTTACTAAGTCTAGTATCTCTTGCATATTATCTCACAACATTGTTAATCATTACTTTGGCTTGTTCAATTCGACCTTTATGATTGGCTCCTGGCCAATGTAAAGCCCAATCTCCACTTTGCCATAACATATTTTCACCTAAAATATCGACTTCTGTAGGTAATTGATTTTTATCATACATTTGGCATTGAAGACTATTCATAAATCTAGCAGGAACAACCTTGATAATTGATCTATAGTTATTATAGGTATCAATTATTGCCTGTTGTTCTTTCCAGGGATGATGAATATATTTACTCTCCAATTGAAGAATATCATTAATGTATGACATCCCCTCTGGGGAATTACGAAATAGTGCGACACCAACATTAAAACCATTATGATATACTGAATAAATCACATGATAATTATCGTCAATTCGATCTTCAATTTTTATCTTAAAATTAGTGATTATGGCATCACAATCCACAAGAAATAACCATTTCGTATCAGGATTAGTTTCAAATGCTTCCTTTACAAAATGGATTCTGGCGAAACCCATATCAGGACTTCGCCAGTTATCTTTCTTACATACCCATTTATATGAATTAACCGCACAGTATTCCTGTTTATTTTTATCAGTAATCTGTGCCATTTCATCCATATAATCGTTGTTAAACGATCCTACCAGATACATTATTCATCATCATCCTGGATTCGCTTAAAGAAATTCTCGGAATCATCGTCATCCGAATCATTCTGCCACGATGGGGTCGTATCTTCTCTATTAAACTTAGCCTTTGGAGAAGCCTTTTCCGCAGGTGAAGAGGAAGATGTAATCTCATTCGATGTATTAATTCTTAGAACTTTATCCAGGCGTGCCTTCAAAACTTCATAAGTCTTAAACTGATTTGGTGCAATTACAGCGTCCAGAGAATGCTGTGACTTCCAAATCTTTTCCATCTCGTCATCGTCATCCAATAGTGCAGATGGCGTTTCAAATTCTGATTTCTCGTAGGTTCTATAACCATCTTTTTGCATTGCTCTTAGACGGAAATTAGCGCCTTCCCATAGATCAAAAGGATTGACTACCTTAACATCCTCAAATACTGGATTCAGAAGATCATTAATCTTGTCAAAGATTTTCTTACCATACTTGAATAGAAAAACTTTACCTTCGTTATCAGGATTAGCCGGGTCCTTAACTACGTAAATATTCGAAACATAATAGAGTTTTCTCTTCTGCTTACGAACAGTTTCCTGATTCGCCTTTAGACCGGTTTCCCATAGCTTCTCATTATATTCACCACAAGGATCAGGCTGACCTAATGTAGTTAATGACTTCTCAATATACCACATTCCCTTCTGATCGCCCTTGGCGGGTCCCTGGAAACCATGTTCCCAATATCTAACGAAAGGCTTTGATTCACCATCAACTGGTGGAAGAAAACGGATTACAGCAGAACCATTCTTAGCCTTGTCTACCTGCAATTCCCAATACTTATCTTCATCGCTAACAAATTTAGTAGTAAGTTTACTTACTTCCTCTGTTAAGGCTGCGATTGCATTTTTTCTATTATTTTTTAGTTCAGCAAAACTTGCCATATAGTATCTCCTAATATCTTTTTATTATTATTAATGTTTACTCTAACTGAACGTATCAACAGTTACATTCTTATATATTTGTTTATCCACCACTATGAATGGTGAATATTTTCTTATTTTTTTATAGACTCCAGGCCAAAAAATTCTTTCTTTGATCTTGGAGTCAGTCACTTCAAGGAAATTTATTAAACTATCCAGTATAACTACGGTCTCGATTTTAATTTTATTTTTTATCAGGAGATCGATTATAAATGGATAGTTTGACTTCTCGTTAATTTTAAAATTTTCATTGAAATTATCGAGAAGTTTTGAAATATCAGTTCTATAGACATATTCCATAGATTGCTGTGTCTTTTCCCATTCAAGGGATATTTTTCTTGCTTTTTCCGAGAGACAGTCTGATACCCATATACTATCATCATTGAGGAGGTTTGACAAGATCAAACTTTTAGGATTTGGTTTTTTCCCTAGATACTGAAACATAGCCTTATCGTGGCGGTTTTCGTATTTTTGTAATGAGTTCTTGAATTTTCCTTTATACTTGAAAAAATCGTATTTTTCATCATTAAAGTGCATTTTTATACTATTGAATAAACAGTATGCTTCATAACCAGTCATTATTTTAACAGATTAAGTTTTTTTGCATCCTTATTGATTTCTGATAGAAAAATTTTATCGTTCTGAATAATATCGGCTATGAAATATGGATCAAGTCCATTAAATTCAGTATAGTGATGAACAGCATCAATGAGTAAAATATTACTGGTATTTGCAATCTCCCTAATATTTTCTATATGATTAGTTTTACTTAAATTAGTCATGACACTCCCTATATTTTTTAATTGTAGATAGTAATTCATCAACGTAATTATCTCGACGTTCCTCAAATACTTGAACACCTTCATGATCAACTGTAATAATGATTACAATATTTGGAATAGAGATACCAGTTAATTCCTCAAACATTATACTATATGCGGTTGCCTGCATAAGATAACCATTAATGTAATGTTTCTTCTTCAATTTTCTAGATGTTTTGAAATCGACAACCGAACGTTTATTTTTATATTTTCCTATACAATCGGTCTTTCCAGCCAATCCTAGAAAATCACTGTATAATGCCTTTTCTAGACAATAGATATCATCCAGGTTTGCATCTAATACTTGTTTGATATCCGTAAAAGATTGCATGAGAATATGATCATTTGTGTCTATATAATGTTCTTCATTCAGAAGATATCTCTCACAAACATCATGAACATTCGTGCCTCTTTTAGAGGCTCTGAACATTACCTTATTTGCTTCATCATCACCAACTTTCTCGCGCCATTTAGCAATACCTTCGCTTGCCAGCCAGCCCATTACAGTTGTCACAGAAGGATAAGATTTTCCATCGGGGTGATAATATTTTCTACCATTTTCGGTCGTCTTCGATTCAACAACATCTAATTTTGTCGAATCGAAGTTTGATATGTGACGAAATATTTTTCTCATTAGGATAAACCTAGTTTATGCCTTGCGATAATATATTCCTTGACAATTCCCGACCTGACAATATCTTCTACATTGAATTCTACAGTGTCAACTGATTTTATCAATGCCATTACCTTCATAATTTCACCGATACCAGATTGTCCACTTTTATTATCAATAAGATCATTTTGTCTATAATCACCACACATGATGAATCTAGAATTTTTACCAATTCTAGTAATGATACTATGTAATTCCATTGATGTCATATTTTGAATTTCATCGATGATAAAAATTGTATCATTGAATGTTAATCCACGAATAAATGACGTAGATACAAATTCTACCATACCCTTGGTTTTTAGAAATGCATATGGATTACGCATGGTGAACAATTCATTACAGATACTATCATATGGCATTTCATAGATATCCATTTTATCCTTAATCGTTCCCGGCAAATATCCAATATTTCTACTTGGAACAGCCGATCTAACTATTACGATTTTGGAATATGACGTATCTTCCTTAAGAATTTCCTCTAGAGCGAGATACATTGATATAAATGTTTTCCCCGTCCCTGGAAGTCCATGAAGAACTAAATTTTTTCCATTTTCAAATGCAGTAAAACACTTATCTTGTGCAATTGTTAATGGAATAATTTCTTTAATATGAACTTTGTTATCTTCCTGGGGTTTAACTGAATTGGCTCTTTTCTTTCTTTCTTTTTTGATAATAGACATTAGAAAGTGTTTATACCTTTTCCTCTAGGGTGATGGGATTTGACTGTTCTTAAAAGATCACGAAATCCATCATCAGGTTTCCTCATACCCATTCTAATAGAATCACCAAAAGCAATAGGAGTGAGGATTTGAACAATATCTTTATTTTGTTCTAGTAATTTATCTTTGTCAGTCATGGACATGAAATCTGTCCATTCTACACCCGTATTTACATTTCTAAAATTATAATTTGGCATCAATCACTCCAATAGTTTCATTAAATTTTCTACAGTAGCTTCAATTGGAAATTGATCAAAACCAACTTTTTTAGCGAGGTGCTTGGTTACATTTTCCTCACCGAGATAAATTTCAATAAATGAAACCTTCTCATATTTATCGGTCATACCCACACCACCAAAACCATGTAGTATTTTAAGTATATATTTACCGATATACAAATTGGTTGAAAATTTAACGTCATGGTCAATATCTGACCTGGGTAGTATAGGGTTTTCGTTAAATGAAATTCTCATCGTAGGAGCTTCCATAATAATTTTTATCATCGATTATATTGTCTTTTCGAGTCTGTTTTCGTCTCTCGATTTTCCATTTATCTAATGGTTTATTTTTCTTACGAAATGAACTTTCACCATATTCGTAATCATCATCAAAACTTCTACGTTTATTTTTGTAAGTTTTACTCATTAATTAACCCTGGATATACCTTTTCTATAAATTTTCGTGTGAGTAGTTTGTAAGGAAGTTCTTTATCCTTGACCGATACTAGCAATTCTGCATCATTTTTGTCAATGGATTCTAGCAAATTGATAAACAGCATCTCTCTCTTATGTCTAGACAGATTGTTATTGCCACCTTCAACAAATAAATACAACTTGCGAGCTTCGCTGTATAACATACCATGTCCTTCAACGTGTTCGGAAGGTGAATATGGAGCAGGACCCTTTGGTAATAGCCATTTGATATTCGGGTCATC